TGGATTGCTAAAGTTGCAGGTGTTGTTAAAACTAAGGATGAAGCACAAGCGATTGTTGATGCAGAGGTTCAAGCAGCGCAAGCTGCGTGGGATGCGTTACCTGCTGAAGAAAAGACAGATAACAATCCAAGACCTGCTGACATAACATTGGAGGAGTAAAAATTAAATGGCTACGTATTTAGGCACACATGGTAGTAAAATACAGAACTACACTACGGATCCCGGTAATCCGAATACGGGAGAGGTGTGGTATAATGGAACTGATAATGTTTTAAAGTTTCAATATCCTACTACGACTTTAAGTTGGGCTACAGGAAATAGTTATTCAGGAGTTGTCAGGGGTTACTCATTTTCAGCAGGTATTGAAAGTGCTTCTTTTAATGCAGGGGGTAGTAACAACACCAGTACAGAAGGTCTAGATATTACAGAAATATATAATGGAACAAACTGGACAGAAGTTAATGATCTGAACACTGCAAGAGCAAGAGCCGGTGCAGCAGGGACAACAACATCTGGTTTAATTTTTGGTGGTAACCCAGGTTATAGAGATAGTACAGAATTATGGAATGGAACTAACTGGACTGAAGTAAATAATTTAAACACAGCAAGAACAAATAGAGGTCAAGCAGGTGCTAATAATACCTCAGCTTTATATTTTGGTGGCTATACCTCTCCTGGAGGTAATCAAGCAGTAACAGAATTATGGAATGGTAGCAATTGGACTGAAGTTAATGATTTGAACACTGCAAGAGCAGAAATTTCAGGTGCTGGAATTGCAACTTCAGCATTAGCTTTTGGAGGAAGACAAGATCCTCCAGTAGAAGCAATAACTGAATCATGGAATGGAACTAACTGGACTGAAGTTAATAATTTAAACACTGCTAGATATAATAGTGGATGTGCTGGAACCAGTAATACAGATGCTATAAATATAGGTGGTAACACATCACCAAGTAATGTTACATCAGGTGCTGTAGAAACTTGGAATGGAACTAATTGGACAACTCAACAATCTCTTACTACTGCTTTAATGGGAGCAAATGGATCAGGAACTAGTACATTAGCATTAGCTGCTGGTGGTTATAATTCTGAAGCTACTACTTATTATGGAACATCACAAACATTAAGTGCAACACCAGTTGCTGCTTGGTCCACTGGTAATGCTATGAATACTGCTAGATATCTTTTAACAGGATGTGGAATTCAAACAGCAGCATTAGGATTTGCTGGATTTAGTTCACCTCCTGATGTTTGGCAAGCTGTAACAGAATCTTATGATGGAACAAGTTGGACTGAAGTTAATGATTTAAATAATGCAAGATATGGAGCTGCTGGAGCAGGAACAACAACATCAGCTTTATGTGCTGGTGGACAAGGTTCTCCTGGAACAGCAGTTGGAAATGTAGAAAAATGGAATGGATCTAACTGGACAAACGTAACCGCTTTAAATACAGCTAGATCTAATACTGCAGGAGCTGGAGCAGATAGTACAGCAGGTTTAGTTTTTGGGGGTGGCCCACCTGATGTTGTAGTTACAGAGTCTTATAATGGAACAAACTGGACTGAAGTTAATGATTTAAACACTGCAAGAAGACAATTAGGAGGATCAGGTACACAAACTTCAGCTTTAGCTTATGGAGGTGCTTCTCCTATTAAAGCAAACGCAGAATTATGGAACGGCACAAACTGGACTGAAGTTAACGATTTAAATGATGGAAGAACAGCACCAGCGTCAATAGGAAATAGTAATACAAATGCATTAGCTGTAGGTGGAGAATCTCCAGGATATGTAGCAGTAACAGAAACTTGGAATGGAACTAACTGGACAGAAACTGCAGATTTAAATACTGGTAGAGCGGCTCTTGGAGGTGCGGGAACAAATACATTAGGATTAGCTTTTGGTGGTTCAGCTCCAGCTGTTAATGGATTAACAGAAGAATTTAATTCAGCAACAACTACAACTAAAACGGTAAGCACGGATTAATTATGGCAACATACAAAGAAATTAAAGGAACAAATATTGAGGTCTTAGCATCAGACCCATCGAATCCTGTTGAAGGACAAGTTTGGTTTAACTCAACAGATCAAGTTTTAAAAGGTGATGCAGGAACTCCAGTATTAGTTTGGACAACCACTAATCCTATGAATACTGGTAGATATGGTATGGGAAGTGCTGGAACTAAAACTTCTGCATTAGGTTTTGGTGGAAATGGCCCTTCAACACAAACAGCAGTTACAGAATCATGGAATGGAACTAACTGGACTGAAGTTAATGATTTAAATTTAGTTAGACATTACGTTGCAGGTGCAGGTGTTAGTAATACATCGGCACTAGCTTTTGGTGGAAATCAACCTTCACAAACATCAAACACAGAATCTTGGAATGGATCAAATTGGACTGAAGTTAATAACTTAAATGAGGTAAAAGAATTATTAGGCGGTAGTGGAACTCAAACTTCTGCATTAGCTTATGGTGGTGCAGCGCCAGGTGATGCATCTAAAACAAGCACAGAAGTTTGGAATGGATCAAATTGGACTGAAGTAAATAATTTAAATACTGGAAGAAATGGTTTATCTGGTGCAGGAGCAGACAGCACATCAGCCGTAGCATTTGGAGGAACTCCAAGTCCTTCTCCAGAAGGATTAGTAAATACAGAACTTTGGAATGGGACTAACTGGACTAACGTTAATGATTTAAATCTTGGAAGAGTATATATTGGTTCAGCAGGAATTGCAACAGCTGCTTTAGCCATTGGAGCTCAACCATCTCCAAAAGGACAGACCGAATCATGGAATGGAACAAATTGGACAGAGGTTAACGATTTAAATGTAGGGAGAAGTACTGCGGGAGGAGCTGGAACTTATACATCTGCTTTAGCTTTTGGTGGTGGTGGAAGAACAAATTCATCAGAAGAATGGACTTCGGCAGGTGGTACAGTAACATTTACCGACTCATAAGACTTGTAATATATTTTAGATAGTATATATAAGAGAAAACTATAAAGGATAAAGCTATGAAAAAAGACGTTAAAGAAGTAATACAAGGTGAAGAACCTCATTTAAATAATTTATTAACACAAGAAGATCTATCATCGTTTAAAGGTATGGTAGACGAGCTTAGAGACACTTGGACCAAGAAACAAATG